TGAGACTTGAGGATGGCATCGAGGCCACCCAGACCCAACTGCTGTGATTGGCTTCCAATGTTGCTGAAGATGGGGGCAGCCTGAAGTTGCCTCTGCGCCTCATTGGTGAAGAGGCCGGTGGCGGCATTGAAAGCCCTCTCCTGCCCCGCCTGTTGGATATCACCAAGACGCTGCCCCAAATTCCTCTCAGCTTCCGCTTCCACCACACCATGACGGGCACCACCGAAAGCGCCCTGCTTGGATGCTTGGAATCCCATTTGTGGTCGCATCATCCCATAGTCCCGGAGGGCTTCCCGCTTCTGGATATCCACCACATTCTGGGTGTAGGGATTCATGTATTGGGAGAAGTCAACATCCCCGATGCCGCGAGACCCCATCGCTGCTGTGCCGAATGCTGCGGAAAGGCCCGGCATATAGGCACCAGCAGCCCCAGGGGTGGCAGCGATGGCAGCCTCTTCTGTCTGGGAAAGGGGGGCAACCCTCTCTTCCGTGGGGTAGGGAGTGTATGGCTTTGCGGCTACTTCTGCTTCACCCCCGGCAACGAGACGCTGAAGCGCATCCTCGTACCATGCGGGCATAGACTGCGTTTGGGTCGAAGTGGTGGGAGTTGTCGGAGATTCACAAAACCAGCCCATCAGAGACCCCTCGCAAAGACGCCGCCAATTCGGGAGAAGCCGTGGCGGCTGTAGAAAGCATCCTTCCTCGACACATCTTCCCCGCTGACCACAGCCATGAGGAGGGGGAGCCTGGAGATACTAGCATACTGGGAGGCGGCACGCAACAACCGCGACCCCAAAGTTGATTTTCTGCATCGGGGGGACACGAAGAATACGAGGTCCCCCAGGAAGGTGCCATCGGAAAACCAGTGGCTTCCCTGCTTCAAAGCTAGGATGCCCACGATGTCGTTTTCCTTCTTGGCTACGAAGACTTTTCCGTTTCGGATGCAATCCCGGATAGCTTCCTGCATCTTGGTGGGGTTGATGGGAGGCATGCCCAACTTGTCGTGGTATTGCATTTCCATCAGGAGGATGCAGATCTTATCTAGATCTGCCTCGTCAGCGCATGCGATCATAGAGCCTCACCAGATCCCCGACGCTGAAGTTTTTGGGTGGCTGCTTCTTGTGGCCATAGGCTTTCTTGCGGATGGCTTCCCGAAGCATGTTGAGTTTCTTGGCTCCCGCCTCGTTGTTGCCATCACCCATGGCGGCCACCGTGGCAGCATCGAAGACGAATTCTCCGGAGGATAGCTTGGCGGGTTCCTTGCCATCAATCAAAGCGGGCACATCGTCATCCATGCCTCCGGAGTCCCCAGGGATGTAACCGCCTTCGGCCCAACCACCACCACCATCGGATTCACTACCACTACCACCACCACCACCATCGGATTCACTACCCCCGGCATCCCCGCCTTGGAAGCCGCCATCGTATCCGCCGAAATCGAAGCCGGATCCAAATCCACCATCGAAGCCAGAAGGCGGCCCAACGTCCGTGGAGGGAGCAGTACCTGTATCCGACTCACCACTCTCGCCATCCGAGGAATCCCCAGGAGATAGTGCTAGCCCAGTATCCTCTGTGCCTTTCAGAGTCTGGGTGCCAGCTTCCAAGGCGGCGAGGGCGTGGCCCAGAGACCCCACAAGGTTGATGTCGTTGGTGAGGGCAGTAGCTGCGGCATCCTTGGAGATCTGACCTTGCGCGACAGCTTCCGCCATCTGATTTCCGGCAAGGTTGCCCCTGTCAACCATCTCCTGCTTGGCGGCGGGAGAGATTCCAGTAGATGCGAGAGAGGGGGCAATTTTCTCCATTGCCATTTGGGTCAACGACATGGGGGCTTCTTCCTCCCCCTTCAACGCCTGGGTAGCAGCCATACCACCCAGCATGTTGGCCAGACCCAAGGGGTTGGTAGTACCAATGCCAGAGAAAACAGTCTTTGCCAAATCTGCCAAGGTGCTTTTTTCGGGGGCCTTTGCGGAGTCATCTTTTGTGGCACCAGACAACACATCAGAAGCTGTATCACCAAGTACCGCATCTACATCGGGAGTTGCGGGGGCCTGGGCCACCTCTGTCATTTCCGGAGGCGAGGCATACGCATCATCATCATCCGCTGCGGCATCCTGCATCGGGGATGTAGTAGCTACTTCTTCAACGGCAGCAGGAAGGCTGTAATCCTCCATAGCTGTTTCAAGCTGCGAGGCAACTTCTGTGGGGGCTTCAGTACTAGTTTGCGGAGCCTCAGTCAAAGCAAGGGCATCCGCCAAGTCGTATACCGGAGAAGTTTCCGACATGACTGCGACATCTTCAGCCTCAGGTACCCCAGCAACAGCTTCAATTTCCGGAGGGGTAGCGTAAGCATCGTCGCTGTAGGATCCCATAACGTCTGCAAGACTGTACGCAGGAGTTTCCTGGACAGCATCAGGGATGGTTCCATCGACCGGGATGTCTTGCAACGGGTTGGGTGGAGGTGCAATAGCTTCAATCTCTGCGGGCATAGGCCCGACTTCCACAGCGTCGGGATCGAATACCGGCAGGGCTTCAGCCGGATACTCAATCGACAAATCCGGAGGCGGCCTTTCAAAAGGAGAAGTTGGACCGACTCCAGTGGGGAAATCGATGGAAAGAAGATCTGGATCCAGCGGAGTACCAGTTTCAATTTCCCGTGGCGAGATTCCCTGCATGCTATCTACCAACGGGTTGGTGGGTGCTTCTTCAACAGCATCCGGATCGAATACCGGCATTGCTGCGACATCTTCGAAAGCTGGCGGAAGATCGTAGTCTTCAATTGCAGTTTCAATTTCCCGTGGTGGGGCAACGGGAATTGATTGAGTAACGGGAATAGGATCGTCTTCTGAAGGAAGTACACTCTGTGCATAGTCTTCGGTGGGATTAAGCGGCAACTCTTCCCGCGTGACTGGCAGCGTGAGATCAGGGGCTGGGATGGAATCAAACCCCAAACCCGGAGGGATTACAGGCTGTGACTCATCGAAGCCGGGAAGACCCAATTCCACTGGACCGGGGGCGGTAGGCGTGGTGGGGATTGAGGCTTCTTCCGCTCTTCCTGCGTCGGGGGAGGTGATGTCAGAAAAGTCGGGAGCTACTGGTACCGTAGTTTCAATATCACGCAGGGTGAGATCGGGATCTGGCGTAGGTGCTGGACCGGTGGTAGGTTCCGATCCCTGGGAGGGTTGATCTGGCTGGGGTGCCGGGGCAGCAGCAGCCCTGCGCCGCGCCTGTTCTTCCCGGATAGCAGCAAGATTGCCATAGATGTCCATGTACCCACGAAGCGGGGAAGTAGTGGTGGGGGTGGCTGCACGCGGGACATATTGGGGTCGGGCTGGCAGATTCATCAAACCCGCAAACGGATTCGCAAGACTACTCCTGTAATAAGCTTCGAAGGGATTGGACGAAACGCTGCCGCCTTCAGCGTAGCCTTGGATGACGGATTCGAATCCCTTCATGTCTTGTCCACCTTTACCAGTCCCTTGGATTGCAGATCCGTCAACAACTTCACTACGGTGAAAGCCACAGCAGACAACGTGATGCTACCCAGATCGATGGTTGCCGACGCAGGTACTGTACCAGAAACTGCATAGCCCGTCACCGCTGGCCCCGTCACCACCTGTGTGTGGTAGATGTTGAGGAGGCGGGTCATCTCACCCCAAGCCGCCTGGGCATCCAGGGGAAGGGAAGACGGTGGAAGCGGAAGGAGGGGTTTCACCTTTCACCATCCTTCCCGAGGCGGAAGCGAATCGCGCCCAGCCGCCATGAGGCATTGACATCACTACTCTCAATGCGATAGAATGCATGGCGCCCCCTCAACCGCAAATCGATTTTTTGGGTGGTGGCCGACACTGCGTAGGGTCCCTTGGTGACGGGGACTGGCGTGTTGGGATACTTCAGGCTGTTGACTGTGATGTCCAGGTTTCCCGGCATCATGCTGCCATCCCGATCCGAAAAGTCAGGGATGATGCGATCCACAAACATCAACTCCTGGCCCGCATCCAAGTCGAAAAGGTTGGACTCGATGTAGGCGGGCAAGGCTGCCCCATCGGCATTGTTGCCGAATTCGTGGTAGTAGAGTTTTGTGGCAGAGGACTCATAGCCAATGGCGATGGGGTAGGAGTTGATACCCTGGTCCAGCCATGCCGTCCTCACCATGGTACCCACGCTCCAAACATCCTGAAGGTAGTCGTAGATGACATAGGAATCCACCTCACCCGTGGTGGTGGGGTAGAACCAGATTACCTCGTTGTAGGATGTGTTGCTGCCACAATAGATCTTGTCAAGTTGGGATCTATCCAGGGAATCGAAGACATACCGCAGCACGTCGCAGCGCATGGGGCGGGCGGCAGCACCGTCATACATCATGAATCTTTCGTCGGCCATCCAGAAGGTTTTTCCGGCGACCTCCACCATGGCATTTTGGCCGAGGGTGCCGCAGTTGGTGCCAATCAACTGAAAGCCGAAGGTATAGGGAGGGCCAACTTGCTGCATGCTGTAGAGGTTTTCGTCAGTCCAGATGAGGATCTGGCCGCGACCACGCCGCGCCGCAATGATGCGGGATGCGCCCGACAACACCTTGTCCCCGGCAGTGTTGGTTGCGGAAGCATTCCAATCCGTGATGTCTTCCTGGTTGCACCAGCGGATGTAGAGGGGGTTGACAACCGAGGTGATGGCATCGGGGCAACCGAAACAGATAAGGTGTCTGTCCTCGGGGGAAACCAGAATCTGCGTATTTTGGCTGGGAGTCGTGGAGACTGTGGTGGCGCGGGTGTTGAGACCGCCGCTGCTATCCCAATAGTAGATTAGACCCTCGCGAGGCGAAGCTACGAGATCCTCACCCCAGTTGTCAAGACTCCAGTAGCGGAGAGGGGCCAGGGCTGTGAAGGTGGAGTTCCACCCTTGGACGCCATCCCACACGCCAGCACCCCAACCCGTATTCAATTGGTTGCTGGCGGGACCGGGGGCAATCAGGAAGAAGCCAGTGGCGACACCACCA